AAGGGAGCCCGGCCCCATGGTTCTGTGATGGAAACTTGCTCGCGCAGGGGCGATGCTCGTGGTGAAGCCTGACGATCTTGGCGCTTCTGGCGCTCGCGCGTTCGACGTTGCGCTCACTCAGGTCGAGTCGATGCCGGAGCCTGATCGCTTTTATGACGCTGTTTTGCGGTTTGCTCGGGCGGTTGATATGGCGGATTTTGTGCGTGCTGATTGGGTTGATCGTGGGCGTCCGCTTATGTATGAGCATACGAATGGTGCTCTGGTGCCGCATCCGCTGGTGAAGTTGTTGGCTGAGGCGGAGAAGGATGCTGCGCGTGCTGGTCGCGCTCTAAAGTTGGAGCCGGATGCGATTCGTCGGGCGACGATTGGTCGTCCGCCTGGTTCGTCGTCGTCGCCTGATCGTAAGGCGCCGCCGCCGGTTGTGAAGTTGGCGAAGACGTCGTGAGGTGGGAGGCGTATGCGGTTGGGTCGCGTGTTGAGCATTTTGCGTGGTGGTGTGAGAACTATCTGATCCAAAGCATTGATCAGTTCGCGGGGAAGCCTCTGGTTCTCGAGCCGTGGCAGCTCGAGTTCATGGGCGAGGCGCTTGCGACGGATGATCCTGACGGTCTTGTGCCAACGCACGCAAGCATTGTGATGATTTGCAGTCGCAAGAATGGCAAGACATCGATGCTAGCGGCGTACGCGCTCTATCGATTTTTCAATGACCAGACGAGTCCGGAGATTCTCCTGGCGGCGGCGAGTGATAAGCAGGCTGGCCGGTTGTTTGATGCGTGTGTGGCTTTCATTCGGAAGAATCCCGAGCTGATGGAGATGGTGCAACTTCGCGAGTACGTTGGCGAGATTGCTCGAGCGGACGGCGGCGGGAAGATTGTCCGCATGGCGAATAGTGGTGATAATTTGGCGGGTTGGAATCCATCACTCGTAATTGCAGATGAAATCGCGTCGTGGACGAAACCGAGCCAGCGGAAGGCGTGGGCGCAGCTGACAACGGCCGGCGCTGCGCGGAAGAATACTCAAGTATTTACGATCACGACCGCCGGCGATGCCAATGATCGCGAGTCGGGAATCCTCGGCAGGATGCTGGATCGGAACGAGGCGATCGGTGATCTTGAGAAGCATCCTGGCTTGACAATCAGTCGCAATACGGACGCCTCGACGCTGATTTACAACTACAGCGCACCGACGAAAGATCCGGCTGATGTTGCTTCGATGAAACTCGCTAATCCTGCGTCGTGGGTTACGGAGGAGTTTCTTGCGCGGCAGGCTGCTAATCCGGAACTATCCTCGAGTGAGGTTCTCCAGCTGCATGGGTGTGTGTGGGTGGCTGGTGCGAATGCGTGGATTCCGGCGGATTGGTGGAATAACGCGATTGATCGCGACGCGGTGATTGAGCCTGGAGCGCGGATCAGTATTGGAATTGATGTTGGCATCGTGCATGATTCGACGGCGCTGGTGATGGCGCATAAGCGTGACGATGACAAGCTCGTGCTGGAGGCGAAGATTTGGACGCCATCGCCGGGACGGAATGTCGATCTGGCAGAGGTCGAGGAGTATATCCGTTGGGTCGCTTCGGAGTACGAGCTTGCTGGTTGTTTCTACGATCCGCGTTTCTTTGAGCGATCCGCGCAGACGCTAGATAATGAGGGTCTGATTATGGTGACGATGCCGCAGAATAGTGCGACGATGGCAGACGCTTATCAGACGTTCTACGCGATGCTAGGCGAGGATCAGATCAGGCACGCCGGGGATGATGCTGAGTTTGCGAGTCATGTGTTGCATACGGCGGCGCAGATGACGGATCGTGGTTGGAAGATCAGTAAGATGCGGCAGCGCCAGCGGATCGATGCTCTTGTGGCTTCGGTGATGGCAGCGTATGGTGCGGTTATTCAGTCTGAGGAGGCGATTGTGCCGGGGTTCTTTAGTGTCTAAATGGGCGGCTACAATACTCGTAATGGAATTCATTGGCGCGCTGATGGTCAGCGTGGGTGCGGGGCTTGTGTTCGCGCCGGCTGGCCTGATCGTGTTCGGTGTGTTTCTCCTAGTGTTCGCGATCGCCGCCGAGAGGTCTAGTGCTTAGTCGTATCTTCAATCCAGCGCAAGGCTCGAGCGAGGAGCGCGCGATTAGTTTCCAGAGCCTTTGGGGCGCTGGGGATGATTTGATCCTGACGACGCCGGCTGGCGTGACGATGAATCAGGACGAGTCGCTGAAGCTTGGCGTGGTGTATGCGTGTGTTCGCTTGATTGCGGATAGCATCTCGACGCTGCCGGTGGACTCGTATATTCGTCGTGATGGGACGCGGACGCCGTATCGTCCCCGCCCAGCGTGGCTCGACTTTCCCGAGGTTGGCGTGTCCAGGACGGAGCACTTCCAACAGGTGCTCGTGTCGCTCCTGATCAATGGCAACTCGTTTACGCGCATCCTGCGCGATGATCAGGGCGTCGCCGGGTTGGCTGTGTTGAATCCTCGAGCGGTTGAGATTCGCTTGAATAAGGTGACGCGACGTCCCGAGTACGTCATCGGCAATGGTCGCGAAGTCGTCGCCTATGAGGACATGATCCACATTACTGAGCTGCGGATGCCGGGGGAGCTGCGTGGTCGTAGCCGCATCGATCTCGTAAAGGACACGCTCGGACTCGCGAAGGCGCTCGATGCGTTTGCTCAGCTCTTCTTCGGTCAGGGATCGACTGTTGGTGGTCTGATTGAGTATCCGGGGAATCTGACGCGCGAGCAGGCGAAGGATCTTGCGGATTCGTTTGAGCAGCAGCATCGTTCGGTGCGGCGTTCGCATCGGCCGGGTGTGTTGTTTGGTGGTGCGAAGTTTACGAAGACGAGCGTGGAGCCGAATGAGGCGCAGATGCTTGAGTCGCGCCAGTTCGCGGTTGAGGAGATTGCGCGGACGTTCCGGTGTCCGCCGTCGATGATTGGTGTCACGACGCCTGGCGCAATGTCGTATGCGAGCGTGGAGCAGAATGGCATTCAGTTTGTGACGCATACGCTGCGCCCGTATATCGTGAAGATTGAGGATTCGTATTCGCGTCTCTTGCCCGGTGTCGCGTTCCTTTCGTTCAACGTGAATGGCTTGCTGCGTGGTGATACGGCTAGTCGTTATGCAGCATTCTCAACGGGCTTGCAGGCTGGCTTCTTCTCTGTGAATGATGTGCGTCGGTATGAGGATCTGCCGCCGGTTGATGGTGGCGATGTGAATCGTGTGCCGCTTGCGAATGTTGATCTTGCCGCGTCGAATCTGACCGAGCTGAACACTAAGAGTGTGATCGCGCAACGAATGATCCAAAGCGGCTTTGATCCGATGGCTGTGCTGGAGGCGCTTGGCTTGCCGAGTGTTCCGCATACGGGTCTGCCGAGTGTGCAGCTTCAGCAGATCGCACAGATTGATCCTGAGAATCCTGCGGCGGCGTATCAGGTGGATGAGGCGTGAGTCTTATAACTCGTCAGGTGACGTTAGGTACCGCTGCCACCGAACTTGCTGGGCCTGATGTTATGGCGCAGTTCGTGACGGTGCATAATGATTCGTCGGCGCAACAGGTGTATGTGGGCGGCCCGACGGTGACGCTCAATGATGGGTTTCACATTGATGGCAAGGATGAGCACACGTTTACGCTCTACCCTGGCGATGCACTCTTCGGGGTTGCTTCGCATTCGGATACTGTCAGCATCATTATCCAGAAGCAGAGGTAAGAGTGCCTTACTTCATTACAGATAGGCAGCCTGATTGCTCGGGGTGGGCGACCGTCAAGGAGGAGACTGATGGGTCGCTGACGACGATTGGGTGTCACGAGTCGAAGCAGGACGCTATTGATCAGATGGTCGCTGTGTCGCTTGCGGAGGATATGGAGCCGGGTGGTGAGCGGAACCTTGACGGCCCTGCTGCGATCGTCGTTGACATTGACGAGACGCTGTTTCGCGCGGATGGTTCTCCGATTGAGAATGTCGTTCGCTTTGTGGATGAGTATGAGGGCGAGGTGCTGATCGTGACGGCTCGTCGCGAGCGGCGCCGCGAGGAGACGATCGCCCAGCTCGAGGCTGTCGACATTGATCCCGAGTATCTCTACATGCGTGATTCGGCAATGCCAGAAGTCGCGTATAAGAGCGATATGGTGAAGGATCTTCTGGACGTTTGGAATATCGAACTAGCGATCGAGAATAATCCTGACGTGCGCGCGGAGTATGCGCGGCTTGGCATTACGACGCTGGAGCCTGGAGCGGTTGATCCTGCCGAGTTGCCGGAGATGGTGGAGCGTTCTGAGGAGCGCGCCGTTGATCTGACGCTGCCCGAGTACATTCGCGATGCGGCTGCTCGTGGTCTTGAGTATTACGAGGCTGGACGTGGCGGTGATGGGTTGGTGGAGCGAACGATTCGTGAGGCTCGTCTCATGGCTGAGGGTCAGATCAGCGAGGATAAGGTGGTGCGTGTATCCGCGTGGGCGGCTCGGCACATGGTTGATCTGGAGGCAGAGCAGAATACGAATCCAGAGCTTGAGGAGTTTCCGGGTGCTGGCGCTGTCGCTTTCTATCTTTGGGGGATTGATCCTGTGAGTCCTGATGCTGCTATTGCGTGGTTTGATGCGAAGGCGGAGGAGATTCGGAATGAGGATCTTGTCCGTGCTCGTGTGGTGAGCGAGCCTAGTGCTAACCTGTTTCGTATGGAGAACGGTGTGGAAACTCGTCGCGTCTGTGTAAATGATTTTGAGTTGCGCGATGCTGAGGCTGGCGCTGGTATGACGTTTGTCGGGTATGGCGCTGTCTTCAATTCTGACTCGGAGCCGCTTCCGTTCATTGAGCGCATTCAGCCTGGCGCATTCTCGCGGTCGCTGCGTTCGCGTAATGAGATCAAGATGTTCGTGAATCACGACACGACGCAGGTGCTCGCGTCGAAGCGTGCCGGGACGCTGCGCCTCGCTGAGGATTCGCATGGTCTTCGGGTTGAGGCTGATCTTCCCGATACGACGGCTGGTCGCGACATGGCTTATCTGATCAAGCGCGGCGACGTTGCGGATATGTCGTTTGGGTTCTCGGTTCCGAGTGGTGGGGATTCGTGGAGTGCTGATGGGCAGACGCGCGAACTGCGCGAGGTTCGTCTCCACGAAGTGTCGATCGTGACGGGCTTTCCTGCGTATCAGGCGACGACGGCGAGCGTGCGTAGCCTTGACGGATTGGTGGAGGCTACGGGCCTCGAGTCGGACAAGCTGAACGCGGCGATTGATGCGCTGGAGAAGGGCGAGATGCTTTCTGACGAGCTCGCCGAGGTGCTTGACACGGCGATCGGTCGTCTCCGCTCTGAGCGTGATGATGTGGCGTCTATGCTGGCGCTGAAGCAGAAGCAGCTTGACATGCTGCTTGCTCGCGTCTAGTACCACTATTTTGGTGCGTTATCCTATGTGTGCGTTTGCGGAGCCGCGAGCGTATTCGGATTCGCGGAGCCGCGGCCGGTAGCAGTACACAACCGTTACCCTTGAAAGGGGTGTAGATCATGTCGGAGTACATCAAGCGACAGCACGATCTTCGCCAGGCCGCGTGGCATGAGGCGAAGCAGATCCTCGATACGGCAGGCGCCGAGAACCGCG